TTGGAACCCCAAGACGACGAGCAATCGTCGCTTCTGACCCCTTTAACTTTATGCGGTTAGGCGGAGTACTACGTGAGGCCGGAGCCACAACGCTAGTAAATTTTTGTGCACGGCGTGGGGGTTCATCATCCTCATCAACCGGTTCTGATACTCTTTTCTTTGGAGGCGGTGTATCTTCCTCATAGCTCTCAGCATCTTCAAAATGCTCAGGAAATCTTTTGCGCATCGTTTTATCGATGGTTTTGAAGTACTCTTCAGTACCAACATAGTCTGAACCATACTCTTTAGCTAACTTTTTGTCAAGCCCCATCGCTGCCATAGTCATTTCTTCGTCTACTCCCCACCAATCACTGTTGGATTGGACCCACTTCTGGGTGCGGGGAGTGACCGTTGGACCTTCTGGTTTTGCGGGTGCATACTCCTTTTCTTCTACTTCTATTGGACGCAGACCTTGGGCTTTGTCTAATTTCAAAGTAGCTTGTGCAATTTCTGCTTGGGCGTCGGCAATAGAGTCCACATCACCAGCTTCGTATGCTTCTTTGTACTTTTTCTTGGCATTTGCCAACATCATGTCCGCAGAAGTTTGAGACTGCTCAATGTATGCTTTACTACCATATGATAGTTGCTGTTGAAGACGTTTGTTTTCTTCAAACACTTGTTTTGCAAAGGTTTCCGCCGCTTCGCGTTCACGTAGGGCTTCTTCTTTCGCTCGACGTTCATCGTGATAGCCACGGGTGAACTTCTTGATACGCGCCTGTACCTTCTCGTCATACGAACTAAGTTCGTCTTCTGTTGGGTCTTCAGGTGGGCCTTCGGGGTCTGGGCGGCGGCGCCTGTCTTCCTTGGGTGTATCGTCTTCTATTTCTACTTCAAACTTGTCGTCTTCAGTAGCACTATCCTTATCAGGATCGGGTAGCTCAAACTCGGGTAACGCCATAATTTACTCCTTATGCAGCACGAGAAATTCCGCGCGGGTCTTCCACAATGGCCTCTACTGAGGTATCCGCAATTAAGCGAAACTCACGGCCATGAATTTTCAAGCGGGTGCCTGAATTGGGGCGGACAACAACGAAGTCGCCAACTTTGCAGCTAGGTCCGTTAGGAAAACGGGTAGCGTCTGTATAGCAATCAGGTCCCATCTTCACTACAAATAGCACTGGGGTCAGTACTTCTTCGTAATACATAGATTGATTGGACTTGACGATACCAATCTCACTATCCGCGTACTCTTCTATCGCTTCGGGAACGACAGTCAACATGTAATAGGTAGATGGATCAGGCAACTGTTTAGCCTTGTCTTCGTTACTAGCATTCAAAATGCCAGACAAGTCCACAGCGGAAACATCAAACTCACTCATCGGAATACTCCATTTTTTGCACGAGGTCTTTGACAAGTTGTTCTGCATGAGTCAGACCCCGGATGACCCCGCAGACATGCCGATACTCGGCAAAATCTTTTGCACCTCCTCCAGCGAGGAAGGAAACTTGATCGCCTCGAAGCTTGTCAACTTCTTTGGCTAAATATTGAAACGCTTGTGTACTCATTTATTTTTTGTCCTTTGCGTCATCTGCACAGCCATCTGAGCTTTATGCTTAGCCGCGTCAATTCCCATACGTAAGCCTTCAGCTTGTTGCTGCTTCTCTAGCTGATCGCGTTTAGCCGCAGATTGAGCGCCAACCTGCATAGCTGCGATGTCTTTCTGCGCTTGGATACGAGACTCCTCGATGCGAATCTGGTCAGCTTTAGCCGCCATGTCAGCCGCTTGCTTCTGCGCTTTGAGTTGTAGGTCCTGCTGCTTGAGCTGCAACTCTTGCATCTGCATCTGGACAACTGGGTCCTGCATCTGTTGCTGAGCTTGTTGTTGCGACGCTTGTTGTTGCGCCTGCTGCATCAACTGCTGTGAAGCCTTGGCGGTAGCCATCGCAATTTGGTCTGCCATCTCGGGGGCCATATGCTTGTTCTGCTCTTCGCCGGGTAGAGGTGCGCCAATAGCCATCTCAACCTGCTTGCGATACTCAAACGCAATGTGCTCGTTGATGTGCGCCATCATCGCCGCCTGTAGAGCAGGGGCTTGTGGGTTCATCTGCAGCAACTGCATGATCTTCGGGTTCTGCATCGCAGACATATGCGTCTGGATATGCGCCTCATGGTTCTGCTCCATGAATGCCTTGACCGGTTTGCCAGTCAACAAGTTCTGATTCTCTTGTACTGGATCAGTCGGTATTTGGTCGTCCTCAACAGGGACCAATTTGTTAGCATTCTTAATACCCAACACCTCAATCATCTGACGATGCAGAAGCGGTAAGTTGTACAACTGCGGTGCGCTTTGTGCTAACTGTAGTACAGCTTGATACTGCACGATCTTCTGCGCCATAGTCGCGGCGTTCGGATCGCTAACTGGAATCACATCTGTAGAGTCATAGTCAGACTTTTTAGCCTTGCGACTACCTTCTTCGGGTTTGTAGTCATACTCTTCTGGTGTGTAATCAGCAATGATGATCTTGAGTAGTTTGAACTCTTGTTTCATCGCATAGTGCAAGCGGGCCTGCACAGCCGTCATCACTTTTAACGTACGCTCTAGTAGAGCTAGTGTTGTACCAACAGGAGCGTTTGTGCTCATATCGCTGACGTTCATATCCCCACTTGATGCAAATGCGCGGCCTTCCTGCACGATCTGCTGGAACAGCGCCATCAATACTTGTGATGGCTCCTTATATGGAAGCGGTAAGATGTTGTCACGGATACTTCCGGAAGGGACATCTACGTCTCTAAATTCACCCGGCTGAATCGGGGTGTCATCACCTTTAATCCGAAGTCCTCTCGATTTAAGTCCTCCGGGGAGATTTGATAAAGTGCCCGCGTCAACAAGTTGGCGGATGAGCATCGTTGCTGATTTTGCGTAGCCTCCGATAAGATGGATGAGTCCGTATCCGTAGAAGCCAAATCCGGGGATGTACTGGTAGTGGACGAAGTGTTGTCGCTTTGTGTGGAGGACGTCGTCTTCATACCAATTTCTCCTTACGGCAAGAATAGTGCGTGAGGTCTTCTCTATGGTAACAACATACGGCAGAGCGATACCTGTTTCACGGCCTTTTTTGTCTGTATGTTCAAACCCTTTGAGGTCTAAGTTGACGTGCATCTCCAAGATACGGAAGCGGTCATCCTGCGTCGCAGACATCCCTGTCTCTTCAGCTTTCTGCTTCTCAATATCATCTAACTCATAGCCGGGCTCACCTAAATCTGTATCTACATAAAACCCAGCTTCTTGTAGTTTTATAACTTCATTCTCAGTTTTACGCATGACGTGCGTAACGCGGTCGGCATCCTCAATACTTGACGCGCCGTATGGGACAACAATGTCTTCTGCTGGAATAAACACTGCTACTTGACGACCCTTACCCGGATCAAAGTAAACTTTTTTAAACGCTGAACCTGCCAAGGGCAGTGACCACAACATCTTCTCGTGTTCAGGTCTGTACTCAGTCATCACATCTGTTAACTGATAGTTCATGTCCTCGCGCACGCGTGCGGCTGCTTCTTCGCGCAGTAGGTCTATCGCACCTATGATCTGCGTCTTAACTGGACCCATTGCTGGGAATGTCTCCATCATCGCCTCGGACTGAAACCTGACAACGCTTTCTGTCAACATGGGGTGGAATACACCACACGCGCCCTGCCAAGGTTCTGTTCGCTCTTCGTAGTTCAAACCCAACAACTTCAGACCATCGACATATGTCTTGATCCAATCTCGGCGGTCCATCGTGTCTTTATCAAAGTCGCCCACTAACTCTTCTGCAAGACCAGACAAGTCACCATCGTCCATGTACTCCGCAAGGTTGGCATCGAACGTATCCGCTGTTTCTTTTTCGGGCTTTAATTGGATTTCAATATCACCTACGTGAATATCCACAGCTTCTGGGTCTTCGATCTCGATCTCCATATCTGGCTGCTCTGCTAGGTCGGAGAGACCCATAGGTGCTTGATACAAACCTTTATCCATCATGTTCGTTGCCATATTCAATCCTTAAACGGTGTAGTACTTGTCACGGTGGTGACCTTTAAAGTACCGTATATCTTCGGGTTCATCGGTTGGTAGTCGCAAAAAACCGCCTGCACGGAAACGCATAAGCGCTAGTGTAGTTGCATCTACTAAGTCATCATGTTCGCCTGACGGAAACGCGCCTATCTCGTCGACTAGTTCTTCCGCCCATCTAGTCTGTGGTATCCATACTTTGCCAGAAGCGATTATGTCTGATACTGAGTTAAGCCTAGCTATCTTATCCTGTCCTTTACTCGGAGTAAACTCTTGTACAGGTATGCCCATAGCTCGCAACTCATATATAAGAGGTGCCCCCGACGCCTTCTTCTCTATCAAAACACCGTCAGGCTCATACTCTTTATACTTAGCAAGTACGTCTTTTTTTAAGTCTGGATACTCAACGCGCTGCTTATATGTATCTAAAAGAATAATATTTGGCGCCCCACGATCCTCGTCGTTGTTAAAAATACCCCACGTCGTCCCCGCTGAGTAGTCGGCCCGTTGCGTTTTTTCAAACGCTGTATCCCAAGTTTGTAGTATGTAGTCGCATTGTGGTGGATCGTCTTTTTCCCACCACTTCCACCAGTCTCTTTTAATAATAGCGCTCTCATTACCAACAGGATTTTGCTGATATTGGGCTTGCCATTTAGCGTTTGGAAGTTCTTCTTTTAGTGCAGAAAGTTCTTCGAGCGACCAAAATCCGGGCCATAAGGGGTTACCCGAAGGTAAAATTGCAGGAAATTCAATCACTTCCCACTCTTCTCCGCCCCTTTGTGCCGCTGATTTTATAACCTGACCAGTCAGGTCTCTCATAGCCCAGCGTGTCATCACGATAACAATAGACCCTCCCGGCTGTAGACGCTGCCGCGGACCTGATGTATACCATTCATACACCTTATCGTAGACTTCTGGGTTGACCGCAGCCATTGCGGCCTCTTGTTCTGAGTGTGGGTCATCTATTATTAGTATGTCTGCGCCCTTACCAGTAACAGCACCGCCCACACCGATCGCAAAATAGTCGCCGCCACGGTTTGTATTCCATCTACCAGCAGCTTTTGAATCAGTTTGCAGCCCAATACCGGGAAAAATCTCTGTATAAACGTCTTGATCGACCAAATTTCGCACTTTTCGACCAAAACCTACCGCTAATTCAGCTGTATGGGACGTCTGAATCACTTTTTTATGGGGGAATTTACCTAAAAACCATGCTGGTAGTAAATAACTAGCAAATTCTGACTTGGTATGCCGTGGTGGCATGTTAATAATTAGCCTTTTGCATGTTCCGTTGGCCACTCGCTCAAACGCCGCTGCCATTTTCTTGTGATGTGGGCCCTCAATAAACGTAGGCCACACCTTTTTTACAAACAGCATGAAATGATTACGTGCTTTCTCCCGGTCAGACAGAATCTCATGCTCCTCTAAAGAAGCATAAAGATCACGTAGCTGCGCTTCAGATAGATTCGGTACTATCTTCAGAAGGTTTTGTAATTCGTGTGGGTTCATCTATATCTTCTGTTAGCCCTAACTCTTTATTCAAGTCTTTAGCTTCTACATCTATTACGCTTCCTGCTAGTAACCTACTAATTTTTTCCTGTATTACCTGTTTTAAATCATTTGAACTTCTATGCGTAATAGTTATCTCGGACTTCTCAGTAAATGCGCCGACGTCAGACAGTTTTCCTAGTAATTCTAGAGCGCGAAGTTCGCTTTTTGGTTCTCCGCAACTACTAATTTCTAAGAGTCTATTAGTTATATATGTGCGTGCTTGGGTAGCATCTAATACAACTCGTTTATCGTATTCGTTAAGTAAGGCGGATAACTTTAAGGCTACGTTACCTTGATACAAAGTCGGCGGATTAATTGCGTCGCTTTGCTGTCCTCTTTTCTTTTGCTTATCCATTTCAGCAAATAGCTTTGCTGCCGCAACATTATCTTCTTCCGTCATCTCAAACGGCATGCCAAGTTCAAACATTAACGCAGCTGTATTAGATGCTACTCTTGCATTGTCTTGTAGGGATTCCCCTACTTGCTCTGACAAATTTGTAGGTACGGGGTAGTCGTTAGTGGGCGTTAACTGTGTTTGCATGGCAGGAGGAAAAAGGGCACTCCGTTGTTTGCGCGAATATACCATACTTGTCAATAGGGAGGTTGAGACTCCTACCCGGGGGGTGTTTGCATGAAACTTAAATGAGAACTTGTCGCAATAAAAATATGGGGGTGGGGGGTACAAATAAAAAAAGGACCCCCGGAGGGGTCCATAACTTAAGGAGCCAGCAACTGCAAGTTGCAAACATATTATATAGGCAAAAACCAAATGTGGATATCAAACGTGCGGAACACTGTGTCAGTACCGCGGGAGTCCCAAATTAAAAAATGGGGTGGTGGGGGTCTAGGGTTACTGGGTGCGGCGGCTCTTACTGGGTGGCGGCCTGAGACAAAAAAAAGCCGCGCATTGTGCGCGGCGTAAAAGGATTAGATTAGATTAGAGTTCATAGTTGATATCGAATCCGCCGCTGAGTATATCGAGCGCGGCCTCTAACTGGGTGAGGTCGGTACACTTACTGGCGGCCTCGCGTACCTCGCCGCGCTTGGCCTTGAGTTCCTCGCCGTGCGCCTTGTTCTCCTCAGTTTGTACGGCCTTAATTGCCACTGCTAGTTCCTTGTTGGATTTCGCGGCCTCTTTATCGTCGGGTTTCTTTGCTAGTCGTTCATAGTTGGCGGCTTGTTGGGCGCGTAGATCGGCGGCGGTATGTCCCTCGTATTTCTCTAGTATGGCCTCGGTTTTCTTGGCGCGTTCCTCGCGCTTCTTGGTCGCGGCTTGTCCCTTGTTCTGGGGTTTTTTAAGGCCGTATAAAGCCTCCAGTAATTTGGCAAAATCTCCCCATGCCGTATCATGCGCGTTAGCTGTTAACTGGGGATTGTCGATCGCATGGCCGTTCACAAATTCTATGCGGTAAGCCTCCCATTGTTGATAGGTTGGCTCAGTTCCCAATTGTTCGGCGGCCTCGGTGGCGATCTGAATGCGCTCGCGCTTGTTGCGGGAAAATCGTTTGCCTTGATCGAACGCGGCCTCGGTCTGCTCACTTGTAAGATATACAACGGCGTTTGCTACTACAGTTTTTTCCATGATTAACTCCTAGTTGATGGAAATTTCACGGCGAACCCTTTTCGCCGTGTGCCTACAGTATACCACAAAATCCGATATTATCCTAGTTATTTTATAGGGATAAACCCTAATAAAGACAAAATTAATTTTCCTCAATATGTCCAGTAATTCAAAGACATTTTTTGTAGGGATCGGTCATTTCAACGCGAGAGGGATTCGAACTGCTAAGTTTTAAGTTTAAAAATTTTGAATATGGAGACTAATGTTCTGAAAATCACAGAACAATACAAAACCACAGAACAATGTAAGTCGTTGATTTATAAGGAATGTTCCGTATTGTTCTATTGTTCCGACCATTTTTGAGAAAAACCATTTTTCTAATTCTGTGATCGCATGACCTCCTCGGCAAGTGTAAGTCCCGATTGTGGAACTGTGTAGTTTCTCTAAAACACACGGAACAACAGAACATTTAGAACAATATAATATAATATAATTACTTTTTAGAGAGAGAAAACGAAAAAACCCTTTAAAATCAACGATCTTATAATGTTCGAATTTTTCCTTGTAATGTTCGAATTTAATAAAAACACAGAACATTGTAATACTTAGCAATTACTTTTAGCGCGACATTCTCCGATAAAACGGAACATTCACTTGACTTTGTATAGTTATTCTGATATAATGACCTCCTGCTTTGGCAGATTGTGTCTTTTTATTACTTTCAAGGGGAAAACCTAATATGACCACAGACAACGACAAAATGACTAATCCTCAGAATGTCCCAAGATACCGAAACAACTGGTGTCGCTCATGCCATGTGAACGGCGTGGGTAACAAACGCTCTGCATACGGACACACCATATGCAAGCCATGCGCAGAAGATAAGGCGCGTGACGAACGACTCGGTTGGTGCGTAGCAATACCCTACTCCAAAGGCGCATACCAACTAATTACGAACGCCGACGATCTCCGCAACACTAACCCAAAGAGAGCAAGCATATGAACAACAAACAAAGTCCCGCATATTGGGTTATCGGTTGCTGTTTCATGAACGGCTTTTTATTACTGGGTTGGTCGGGTGATGGTGGTTTGCACCGACTCGCTTTGATCTTGGCTGGCGTGTGGGCAGGGCATATGCTCACAGAGATTCTTGACTACAACGAGGAGGAAGCATGACTTGGGGGCAGACTGTTGCGTTTGTCTTATTTTTGTATGTATTTGTAATTACATGGGTGGAGGGTTTAGATGACTGACTTTGACAAGGCTAGCAAACTGCTATTGGCAGTAGAGGAAGATGTGCGCAAGTTCTTAATGAACCCCGCAGACTATCAATCAATGTTCTTTGAAGATGTGCATATCGCGCTGATCGAAGCAATGGAGACTCTCGGTATCGTAATAGAGAGCAATGAGGAAGAAGCGGATATCGCGCTACTCGAAGAAGCACAGTATCAACAACACGCAAGGGAGTTAGAAAACTATGACCAATTTAACCAAATTACAACGATTGGAGAATGAAATGCAAGAAGGCGTAGAAGTATTTGTATATGACACAAGCAAGGGTACGCGCGAGACGCGCTTCATTAAACCACGATCACTTGAGAAAGCAAAAGAAATGAAAGACAAAATGACCAATGCTCAGAATGTCCCAAGCGTATACGGCATATTGAAAACATGGAAAGAAATAACTAATCACTATCGTGATATGGAGACAACAACACTTAAGTTAATGCGCAACGCCGACTCTACCGCAGAACAGTTGACCGAGGTACACAAGTTATATCTCAGTGCGACAGTTGGTATGCGGGATATGCGCAACCGCTTGAACAGCATCTACAACGGCAAGTTCTACTTTACAACCCACGGCTACGAGAGAGCATAAGGACTAATCATATGGAGATGACACACCAACACTTTGCACGAGGGTGGTCGCGCATGGCTGACGGCTTACCGCAAAACTTATCCACACACAAGAACGCGCTCGCTCACTACGAGAATACAAAGCCGTTCATCAAGGGTAAGTTCAAGGGCGAACGGCCGCTTGGGGCTAATCGTCGCTATGGCAGACTGCGTATATCCAAAGATGCCGACAACACCGTAAGCGTCACCCACTACGACACTGTAATCATGAAGTATTACTCTGATGGGCGCATATTCTTTTGTGGTGGTGCGTACGACTCGATCAGTACGGCACAGACTATGCAAGAACTGCTATTGGAGACAGGCGTAGTTCATATATTACGCAAGCACTTGAAACTATACTATGTAGACAGGCATGACGGCTTGCACTATATAAGCGACAAGGGCGTAACTGTTAACGCGCTAGGTGACGAGCCGATCGAATCGACGCTTGAGACTGTTTGGACACCCAAGAAGAACATACTCAAAGCCATACGCGAGAAGTATAAGCCGTTCACCGACTATGTAAATCAAGTCTTGTCATTGACCAAGGAGTTCAAGGGAGATGTGTCGGTTGAAACCCCAACGCCTGAGATGTGGCATGTATCGACTAACTCGCGTACATGGACTACATACGACAAGCGTAACGCACAAGCCAGAGACGACTTCTTATGCAGTGTCGATAACGCGATAGCAAACAAAGATAACAGCGCACAGTTGCTGATGTTCTACGAGTTGACTCACTACGCAACAAGATGCGCGGGAGACTATCACTATGTCTACGGGGGGAATCAATCCAACTGGGTTTGTAGCAAGGGGCAATTCAATCGTTGGTTTGACAAGGTAATCAAGTTTGAATTTGCAAATGATTTATTTGAAAGAACGGAGGTCACTAAACGCAAAGCAGTCAGAGACAAGAACGCCCAATACCTAGTAACCATACAGACAAATTGAGTAATGCTCAGATTGTCCAACAAAATACTATTTAAAACTCTTAAGGAAGAAATCAAATGGAAGTACGCATGAACACCGAAGTCACTCTGAAAGAAGCAGAGGAAGCAATCATTTCGTTCGGTAGCAAGAACACTATTCATCTAGTGGGCGAACCTGGAATTGGCAAGACTGCAATGTTTGAGAGTATCGTAGCAAGACTAGGTTACAAAGGGGTATTCATTGATACGCCTAACACAGAACTAGGTGACATTGGTATCCCAATGCCCGACCACGCAACCAAGACAACGAGTCTGTATCCCAACGAGTATTGGGGTTTCCATAAGAAAGAACCAATGGTTGTATTCATCGACGAGTTTACCAAGCCGTCGAGCATGGCGGTACAACATATGTTGCACCCACTACTTAATGAAAGGCGGATCGGCGGATTTGATTTGCACCCTGATAGTATCGTAGTGACAACTGGTAACAACGCGACTGATGGTGTAGGCGATATGCTAAAAGCGCATTCGATAAACCGACTAACTATCTACCCAGTTAAGAAACCACACGCAGGGTTCAACGCCGACGGCACTGTTGACGACGACTCTTGGGGCTTATGGGCTTTGAACCACGGTATCCAAGCCGAGGTTGTTGCATGGGTGAAAGCATACCCGCACGCACTAGCATCATACAAAGACCCGAGCCAAGCCGACAACCCATACATCTTCAACCCAAAGATTCCACAGAGATCGTTCGTGTCTCCACGATCATTGGCGAGAGCGAGCAACATCATTGCTAACCGCAACCGCATAAGCCGTAATGCTTTGATAGCAGGTTTGTCAGGCACGATAGGTGAGAGCGGTGCGCGAGACATGGTTGCGTATGTAGAAGTTGCTGATTCGTTACCAACATGGCAAGAAGTAATCGACGATCCAAAAGGTTGTAAGTTACCGAGTTCGCCCGCAGCGCTAAGCATTATGGCATTCGGTGCTATGCAACGGATAGATCGTAACAACATAAGCAAGTGGTTTGAATACTTAAAGCGTACACCGAAAGAACTTCAATCCGTATTCTGTTTGTCTACGAGCAAGCACCCCGAGAAGAAACAAATCCTTATGACGAGCGGTGCGTTCGTTACTTGGATGCGCGACAACCAATACTTATTCTGAAAGGAAGCATATGAAATTAACAGCAGAGCAAAGGATACAACGCGCCCATGTGTCGTTGATGCAGAGCAAGAGATTCTGTCTCTTCTCAGGCGTGTTTATGGTAGGCAAAGTAACAGTCGACGAAGAAATAAATACTGCTTACACCAACGGCAGAGATGTAACTTATGGGCGAGGGTTCGTTGATTCGTTGAACGACAAGCAACTTGCTTTCTTAATAGTGCATGAAGCAATGCACAAAGCGTATCGTCATATGACGGTATGGCAAGCGTTGGCAAAAGAAGATCAACACCTCACCAATGTCGCTATGGACTTTGTTATTAACTTGGAGATACAAGACGCCGACCCATATGGCGAAGATGTATCCATGCCAAGAGATCAGGACGGCGAACTTATGGGTTGCCTAGATGAGCGGTTCCGTGGGATGGATACCAAGCAAGTGTACGACATTCTTAAGAAGGAAGGGAAAGGCGGTAAGCCACGCAAGGGTACTGGCAAGGGTAAGGAAAGCAACGGCGGTACAACTTCTGAAGGGGGCGGAAACGGTCACGACCAAGGACAAAATGAGGAATCCTCAGAATGTCTCGACGAGCATGACTGGGATAACGCAAGAGAGATGACCCAAGAAGAGAAAGAAGAACTAAGCCGTGAGATCGATTCTGCTTTGCGCGAAGGTTCTATCCTAGCAGGGAAGATGAAGGGCAATATCCCTCGCGGTATCGGTGATCTTCTACACCCCAAAGTAGATTGGAAGGAAGCCATGCGTGAGTTCATCAAGGTGTCTACGCGAGGTGGCGATCAATCTACATGGCGCAAACCAAATCGTCGCTACTTAGCAAACGGGATTATCATGCCTAGCGCAGAGTCACACAAAGCAAAGACTATCGTGATAGGCACAGATGCGTCAGGTTCGATAGAAGGCGAGTTGCTAAACGCATTCTTGTCAGAAGTCGTATCTGTTGCAAATGATGTTAATCCCGAGTGTATTGAGTTGCTTTATTGGGATAGCCATGTAGCAAGCCGTGAAACTTATCGTGACAGCGAAGTAGCAAACATTATTCATTCAACTAAACCGAAGGGAGGGGGCGGTACTCAACCTGAGTGTGTACCAAAGTTTATGGTCGATGAAGCCATAGATGCGCAATGCACAGTAATGCTCACAGATGGGTATTTTTATGGCGGGTGTGGTGATTGGTCTAAGACCAACGCGCCAGTCTTGTGGTGTGTGATAGGCAACAAGGACTTTGTTCCTACTGTCGGTAAATGTGTGTTAGTAGAGTAAGGAGGATATATGGATAAGCCTAAGCGATTGGGCATCAGTATTAGTGCTGATGCAGGAAAGAAACTAAAGATATTACAGAGTGAACTAGAGCGTACGCTAGGTTTCGAGCCGAGCGTAACGCAAATCGTGGAACACTTGATAACCAAAGAAACCCAAAAATCAACGCCCGACACCAACGGACAAACTGAGGAAGCCTAGATATGTCTTACGAATCAATCGGAATTGCAACATCAAGTATGTTGGTAGAGTTAAACATCTCCTGTTGGACTGCAAGGAAACTAGATAAGAAAGTTTCTGAAGAAGTCGATGTCGCTAAGAACACCAAAGGGAGAGCGGGTAATTATCACAAGCATTTGCTAGCAGGTAATCCACACCTAGATGGAATACTTAAGTACGCCGCGAACACTAGGTTGTGGAACAACAAGCAGACTGTGCCTTGGTCAGATAGCGGACCGCGAATAGTAACTATGGAGAATCTGTTCAATGGTGGATACAAGCGTGAGTTAGACAATCGTAAGAATGAGTTCTACAAACTGGTGGATACATTTGATTCTGTTTACCCTACGCTGATATCGGCAATGGCATTTCAACTTGGTGATCTATTCGATCGTGATGAGTACCCTGAACCAGACAAGATTAGATCGAAGTTTAACTACTCTTATACCATATCCCCTTTGCCAACATCAGGGGATTTCCGAGTCGACATAGGTGAGCAAGCCAAAGCCGAGTTGATGCAACACTATGAAAGTCAGTTCAACGAGAGACTAGGCACTGCGATGCGTGATGTGTGGGAGAGACTATATGAATGTCTCAAACATATGAGCGAGCGTTTATCTAGCGACGAGGGTGGGAAACGAAAAGTATTTCACGGTACTCTGATAACAAATGCCCGAGAATTGGTAGGGTTGCTGGCGAGACTAAACATTACGCAAGACCCTAAGTTAGAGCAAGCAAGACGCGATCTTGAAGCGGTGATATCAAACACCGACATTGATGTGTTGAAAGAAAGCGACTATGTGCGTGAGAGCGTGAAGCAGAAAGTCGACGAGATCATTAACAAATTTAACTGGTAAGGAAACAACATATGCAAATGGACTTTAAGAAGTTTGAAAACAAGGCATCACCACTAGCACCCAAACTAGAGCAGATACTTAACGATCTGTATCTCAAGATACCCACACTTACATTCGAAGCCTATTCTAAGAAGTGGCGGTTCGCCGAAACCGACGAAGAGGGTAGGATTGAGATGGGTGTTAGCAAGGCGATAGTATTCAACGGATACGAGCCAGTCGGTAGCGTAGAGGTAAACGAAGAAGAAGATGCAGATGGTAAGTTTGTAATCTATTCTATCGAGTCTGATCGTATTAGACTAGCACGGAGTCGGAGAGGTAACCGCAGCGCTAAGTCAACGCGACATATAAAGAATGCTATCAAACTTGGCGTAGAGATGTTTACTAAAACGCCCAATGACAAATGGGCTAAAAAGTTTTACGACGAAATGGTTAGTGAGATCACTAGCGTTAAAAGGCACGCTGGGTATGAAGTCGAACGCGCGTTAGGTAGATGCCAAGAGGAAGTGCTAGCGTACATAGTTGATGTTGCGCGTAATGGCGCTATGCCATTGCAGAATGATATTCTCTCGAAGTTACCTGATAACTGGCAGAGTATCGGCGACACAATGACCATTTGTAGAAATGTCGCAAGCAGTGCAGAAAATCTGTATGGCGTCATGATACGAATAGAGAAAGATGGTACTCTTCATATGCTAGACCTTAGTACTAATGAAGTAACAGAACATACTAGTACCTACGACCTACCGACTAACTATCAGGAGAAGATAACTATGCTAAAGATCGTAGACCCTACGCAAGCGATAGACCATGTAGGCATTAGGTTTGATACCGAGATAAAGGGAGTAACTGTGCAAGACTTCTACTTAGTGGGGGGAGAGACAGTAACAACTTGCTAACATAACAATTTAATCTTTTACTCAGGACATAATGGGCAGTGCTCATTATGTCTTTTTTTTCGCCCGACTATTGCGTTGGGCTTTTTTATGTGCTATACTCAGTCAACAGTTGAGGAGTAACTATGACGCCCGAGAGTAGAGTAAAAACTAAAGTTAAAAAAATACTCGATGAGATAGATGCGTATTACTTTATGCCAGCAACTGCTGGTTATGGGCGTAGTGGAGTGCCTGACATAGTTGGTTGCTATGATGGGGTGTTCTTTTCTATTGAGTGCAAAGCGGGAAACAATAAGCCGACTGCATTGCAGGAGAGAGAGATGCGTCTCATAACTGATGCTGGTGGGCTAACAATGGTAGTCAACGAGACAAACATCAACGAGATAGAAACCACAATAAAAAAATTTGCAAGGCGCAAGGGAACGGTCATAGCTTAGTGAGAGCCCCTAACGATTTATGAAAACCAAAATCCACGTCAACCAACACGTAATAAAAGCTAACGCTAAAAACGGTAGAAGCGACCCAGTGCTTACAGTCAAAACTTACAAAGAAAATAGATACGCCAACAGCGTAAAGATTCACGGGGCTAGCACGATTGTGTATTCCCCCGATAAGCCCATGTCTTGTGGCGCTAAAGTATGGATAGAAACAACATCACCAGTGGAGATTTTATGACGCCCGATGAAGAATACAGCGATACAGAAAAAGATAGCATGGTTAGAAAAGAAACTATTTCAGCCGTACGCAGACGCAGACCGGTATGGACTGACCCTACGGAGTGGGTTGGGCTGACCGACAAAGAGATATATAACATAGACTTTGATAACAAGTCCTTCTACGAAGCCGCTCGCATGATTGAAGAGATGCTTAAGTGGAGAAACACATGACTAAATTATGGGTTGACCCGCCCGAGGGTTGGAAACATGGATTCCCCGCTATCTATGACCCCGAGACAGATGG